TTCCCCCTGCGATCTGCGAAGGAGAAGGAAGTGTCAAATGTTCGTAATCGTCAAGAACACCTTGGTCGAGTTACCAGACCTCGAAGCCGAGATTCTGTTGCATCGGGGAATAGCACACTTGCCCGAAGTAGCAGACTTACCAATGCCGATGCGTTACGCATCCTCTGGTATTCAAACGCACCATTCGTCCCCACCGGCTACGGTACGCAAACAGCGCAAGCCGTCCCAAGGCTCATCAAAGAAGGTCACGAAGTAGCGATCCATGCAATGTACGGACTCGAAGGAGTTTCGTCTAATTGGAATGGAATCAAAATGTATCCACGTGGGATGGCACCGTATTCCGATGATGTGATGGTTGCGCATTGGATGGACTGGGCGAACGGCAATCAGAATCTAAAACCGTTGTTGATGACTTTGTTTGATGTGTGGCCGTTGAAGTCTGAGTCGTTGAAACTGGTGCCGAACATTGCGTCGTGGGTTCCGATCGATCATGCGCCTTGTCCGTTGGATGTTGTTGAATGGTGCAACCGTCCGAACGTGAAGCCGATTGCGATGTCGTTGTTTGGGCAGAAGATGTTGAACAACGCTGACGTGGAATGTTTCTACGCTCCGCATGGCATCGAGTCTGTGTTCAGTCCGACAACAAAGTTTGTGAATGGTGATCGTCACTTCACAGGTCGTGAACTGATGGGCATTCCTGACGACAAGTTTGTGGTGATGATGAACGCAGCGAACAAGGGTGCGAGTCCGTCGCGCAAGTCGTTCTCAGAGAATCTGTTGGCGTTCGGTATCTTCGCGCAAACTCGTCCTGACGCAATGTTGTATCTTCACACGGAGAAGGATGGGGCGATGGGTGGGGTGAACTTGGTGGCGTTGTTGGCTGCGTGTGGGATTCGTGAGGATCAATACAAGTTTGTTGATCAGTATGCGTATCGCACTGGGTTTCCTCAGCAGGCTGTGGCGATGATGTATGCGTCAGCTGATGTGTTGTTGTCTGCATCTATGGGTGAGGGTTTCGGTTTGGCTGTGATCGAGGCGCAGGCGTGTGGCACCAGAGTGATCGTCTCGGACTTCACTGCTCAGCCGGAGTTGGTCGGAAGTGGCTGGGCTGTGGAGGTGCAACCGTTCTGGGATAATCATCAGAAGTCGTGGTTCTGCACACCTCAAGTGGGTTCCCTTGTGGATGCCCTGAAAGAGTCCTACGATGCGCCTAGAGGCGTTGACAAGGTAGCTGTGGACTTCGCAGCCCCATACGACGCTGATCGCGTCTGGGACGCTCATTGGAAGCCTGTGATGAAAGGGTTGTCCGAATGGTGCCAGTCATCATCATCCCAGTCCTGAACAGGTATGACTTGATGGAACGGGCGATCCGTTCCATCGACTATCCCGTTGAGCGTCTCATCATCATCGACAACGGTGATGGGTACGACCCTGACATGTTGGCGTGGACTGCGCCTTGGCAACACATTCAGAACTGGTATCTATGGAGGATGCCAACGAACCTCGGTGTGGCACCATCATGGAATCTTGGTATCAAGTCAACACCTCATGCTGATGGTTGGATTCTGTTGAACTCCGATGCGTTCTTTGAACCAGGTCAACTGGAAGCGTTCTACAAGGATTGTGAACCTGACTCGATCACGTTGACTAGTGCGATGCCTGCTTGGTCGTGCGCGTGGGTGGGTGCTGGTGTTGTTGAACGGGTTGGTTTGTTTAGTGAATGTTATGTGCCTGCATATTTTGAGGATAATGATTTTGAGGATCGTGCGCGTCGGATCAATGTTGATGTCAAGATTTCTGAGGCTGGGATCATTCACGACAATTCTTCAACGATCAGATCGGATGAATCGTTGGCTGATAAGAATCAGCGCAGTTTCCAAGAGAATGGTTCGTTGCATGCGTTGCGTTGGCAGTCAGGTGTGCCTGATGCTGGGGCTTGGGATTTGAAGCGTCGAAGGGATTTGGGATGGGATTGATTGACTATCGGAACAGGTATGAGTCTGAGACGATTTATGTGTTTGGTTCTGGTGCCACGTTGAATTATCTGGCACCGAGTTTCTTTGATGACAAGATTTGTGTGGCGACGAACTTTGCTGGGTCAGTGTTTGGATTGGGTAGGTATTACGTGTTCAGCCATTATCACGGTGATGCTGTGAAGGAAGCACGGTTGGATGAGACGGTGGCTGTGTTCACTCCCCATCGCGAGCATGGGAAGGACGCAGAGTTCTTGGTAGAGATGTCTAAAGTTGTTACATTCCCAACAACCACTGGTCGTCCTGGTGAATCGTTTGATCCTTCCGGTAAGGACTGGCCTACGCTTGATAACTCGCTGGTGATTGGCTCATCTGGGATTCATGGTGCGATGCACTTGGCTGCATATCTTGGTGCGAAGTTCATTGTGTTGGTTGGTGCTGATTGTGGAACTTTGGGTGGTGCTGAACGGGTTGAAGGCTATGTCCAGGGTGAGCATCCTTGGGAGTTGTATGAGATGCACCTTCGAGACATGAAGCAACGCCTGTGGGATGTGTATGGATGTCATGTCTATTCGTTGAATCCGTTTATCAACTACAGTTTGGAAGGTACGCAGTATCGTGGAGCCGCGTCAATAAACTAGGATTGGAACACTATGGCAATCACCAACGGCTATGCCACACGCAATCAGATCAAGGCGGCACTCCGAATCGGTACTGCCGACAACATTGATGATGATCTGATTGACAACTGTGCCGGAGCTGCGTCACGTCTCATTGATGGTTATTGCAACCGCAAGTTTTGGTCTGTCGGTTCAGCGACATCACGGGTCTATACAGCTGAAGATGACTACTACTGCTCGATAGATGACATCGCTGGAACAGCACTCATACTCAAAACTTCTTCACTTGCTGATGGTGTATTTGATGTGACTTGGACTGTGACCGATTATCAGTTGGAGCCACTGAACGGAAACCTTGATGGGCTCACTTGGTCATACGACAAGATTCGTGCAGTGGGTGACTACCTGTTTCCAAACGTGAATGCCAACTATGGTTCGCAAGCATTGGTGCAAGTGACAGCCACATTTGGTTGGCCATCTGTCCCTGAGCCGGTGACGCAGGCAACAATCATTCAGGCATCAAGATTGTTCAAACGATATGACAGTCCGTTGGGTGTCGCAGGTTTCGGTGACATGGGTGCAATCAGGGTGAGCCGTGCGCTTGACCCTGACGTGGCACAGCTCGTCGAACCGTACCGACGCATGCGTCTATTCGCATGAGTTCAGCCACTACTGTCTCCCAGATCAAAACTGGGTTAGCTGCAAACCTGGCAACCGTGTCAGGTCTTCGCGCTTACGCCTATCAGCCTGACAATGTGAACACCCCGTTCGCTTGGCCGTTGCTGGATTCAATCCAGTACAACGGGGCTATGGGTGGGGGTTTGATTACTCACAAGTTCACGGTGTCGGTTGTGGTTGGTCGTGCTGCTGAGCGTACTGCACAGACTTTGTTGGATGGCTATCTGTCATATAAGGGTGCTACTTCTATTCGTCAGGCGATTGAGTCGGATCGGACTTTGGGTGGTGTGGTGCAGGACTTGATTGTCGAGTCCGCGAACAACATCTCTACCCTTGAAGCGAACGACGCAACCTATCTGGCGATTGACTTCGTTGTTACGGTGTACGCCTGACCCCTTGCCGAGTGTGCGTTGTGGCGTGTAGTGTTATCGCATCGGCTTTGCCGAGCAGACATCAACTCGAACGCCGATAGGCAGGAGCAGACATCATGGCAAAGCAAGTTCTCACAAACGTGGCAGTCACCTTCGGTACTGCAAACACCGATATCAGTTCATACGTCACAAGTATCACTCTGTCGACGACAGCTGCTGAAGTTGTGACTTCGGCGATGGGGTCTTCAGCCATGACGCGCATCCAGGGGATGATTGATAACTCGATCACGCTTGAGTTGCAACAGGATTACCCAACGATTGAGAAGTTGTTCTGGGATGCGTTCACTGCTGGTACTGCTGTACCGATGACAGTGAAGCCAAACGGCACTGCTGCTGCTAGCTCTACGTCGCCTCAGTATGCGTTTTCCGTTCTGCCTACAAGCTGGACACCCGTAAATGGTGCCATAGGCGACCTAGCCACCGTCTCAATCACGTATCCAATCTCTGGTGCAATCACCAAGACTGGCACCAACGGCTGATTTCAATAATTCCAACCCTTACCTGCGGAGGTAAAGAATGAAGATCGCACTCAGTTTGACTAGTGCATTAGATGGCAAGCAACGCACAATCATTGCTGCGTTCCCTGACTTCATTGCGTTTGAGAATAAATACAATCGCAGTGTCGCCAAGTTTGAAGACGAACTCACCTTGACCGATCTTGCATACCTTGGATGGCATGCAGAGAAACGGTTGAAGAAAACTGGGTTGGACTTTGAATCATGGTGCGAGGAGATTGAAGCACTCGAAGTGGGAGATAGCGCAGACGCAGTGATCGTC